CATCCCCTGACACCGAGGGCGCAAGAGCGGGTGCAGATGGCCCGGCACTCCAGTCCACGAGCCCGGTGGTGCACTCGACGCCGAGCCGCACGGTGCCAGTGAATGGGCCCACGTTGACGGTCGCCCCTGCCGCGACAGGCGTAACTTCGATCGCCGCAAAGCCGC